CAATGCCTTCTGCCAATCCTCATCGGTGAATTCCTCGCTTGCCTGGACTTTGCGCTCCTCGGCAAAGACCGCTTTGACTTTCTCGTCCTTGAGGGCAAAATCCGACATTGCTTGGAAGGACGGCAGCTTGCTGGGGGCGGTATCCGGGGCGCACTTATCGTCCAGGTCACGGAAACGGTGCAGGCGCACCAGGTCAAAAGTATTCAGCAGCCGACCGCAGACCGGATCTGTGGCATGGTGGCTGTATGCGAACTTGCCATCGTAGACGATGACACCGGCAGACGAATCGGCGGGGATATAGTCGTAACGGCCGTTCATCGCAGACGGCGCATACACTTCCGAGAGAAAGGTGTCGATGGCTTCCTCCACGGTATAGGCACGGCAGAAAGCACCCACCACACCCGGCTTTGTCAGCGGGTCGGCCTGCTGGGCAATGCTGTGCTGTACCACCTCGGACTGGCGGCTGGATACGGGCCAGGTGGAGGCATCGTGCCAATCATCGTAGCGGGAAAGGTATTCATCCGGGTCAAGCTCCGCACCGTCCTGCACCTTGTAGAAAAACTCGCCGTTAGAGGAGGTGGAAGGCCAGTACATGAGCCGGGATGCCTCGTAAGTGGTATCGTCAAATAGGTCGATACCGATCTCCTTTGCCACCATGCGGGCGACTGCCGGATATTCCTCCTCACTGATTTCCCGCTTCAGCGGAATGAGCAAACGAAGGCGGGGATGCTCCGGCGTGTGTTTATGGGTGGAATAGACGCAGCACTTGAAATCGTGGAACAGCGTAATTTCGTCCCAGATATCCGGGGTGCCGTAGTCCATATCCAGCGTGAGCAGAGAGCGGCACAGCACCATGCCGTTTTTGCGGCGACCTTCCCGGAGATGCCCTCCGACAAAACCGCCCACGTCCTTGATGCCGTCCTGCTGACCCTTTTTCAGCTTGCGGTATTCTTCGACCGTTTCGGTGGTGCGGATGGTGCTGCCGCAGCGGGCGCAGAGATCCGCCCAGGAGATGTCCTGGTTCTTCCACTTTTTATCCATGCGGCTATTGCCGACTGCGATCTTCATCTGTGTACCTCCTCACAGTTTTCGGTAAAGTAACGGATAAGCTGACCTTTTCGTTTTGCTTTCTCGATCTCAATGCTCATGCCGCTGGTGATTTTCTCTCCGAATACCCACAGCTCGGCACACTTGGAGAGCAGAACGATGTCCATGAATAGTGCCAGGTCACGCTCCTTGCGGTCATTGTCGTTCATGAATTGGGTGAAATAGATGTGCGGCGCGATGGGTACGCACCCAGCTTCCACGGCGAAGCGGCAGTAAGTACGGGCGTTCTCCTGGTTTTTCACCAAATCCCCGGCCAGCGGAGAGCAGATATACACCACAGGACGGAAGGCTCGAAGTGCCTTGGCTTCCTGCTCGATCTTCGTCAGTGCCTCGTAGGCAGTGGGGTCGTAATACCCCTCGCAATTAAATTTATTGACTCCCATTTGGGTCACCTCAGTCTTTCTTATAAAAATCGCAGACATAGCCGTCTGCTCGGAGCAGCAGCCCCGATGCCCAAGCGGGCGTTTGCCCCATGACGGAGCAGATATTCTCCAAAGAAGTATCCGGCGGTGCTTCGATGACCGCTTCATCGTGGACGTGCATGACGATGCGGTACCCGGCAGCATTCAGCCGGAGCATAGCTTCCGCGAGAATGTCCCTTGCCGTTGCCTGGACAATGTTTTCCACAAATTTGGGTCCGTAGCTTTCCAGCCGCAGCCACTTTTTCTGTTCGCCGACACCTTCATAGGTCACGGACTCATTGCCGAAGCGGTTCAGACCCATTTTCGGCTTCACATACACCAGCCGTCTGCCGGAAGGCAGCACCACGAACATCATGCCGCTCTGATAATAGAAGCGAATGCCGTGTGTTTCTGTGGCAGTTCGCTCTCGGACGCAGGTGGAAGCTGCTTTGTCCACATCCCACCAGAACTTTGTTATATGGGGGTTGGACAGACGCCAGGCATCCACCAGCGGTTTCAGTTCTTCTTCCTGCAAACCGTAGTTCAGTGCGCCCATTGCTTTCAGCGCACCCACGGAGCCACCGTAGCCAAGAGCCAGCTCGGCAATTTTGCCTTTCTGCCGCAGATGCCCGTTCACGCCGTGCTTTTCTACGGGGACATGGAACATCTGCGAAGCGGAAGCACAGTAGATATCTCCGCCCTTTGCAAAAACCTCCTGCCGCCAATGTTCCCCAGCGATCCATGCGATGACCCTCGCCTCGATGGCGGAGAAGTCTGCCACATAAAAACGGCAGCCGGGTTTCGGCACAAAGGCGGTGCGGATAAGCTCGGACAGTACCAGCGGTACGGAGTCATAGAGCATTTCCACGGCGTCCGTATTGCCGCTGCGGACCAGTGCCCGTGCGGTGTCCAGATCCGGCAGATGGTTCTGCGGCAGGTTCTGCACCTGGATGAGTCGACCGGCATAGCGACCGGTGCGGTTGGCACCATAAAACTGGATAAGCCCTCTGGCCCGGTCATCCGAACCCACCACGGTCTGCATGGCCGTGTATTTCTTGACGCTGCTCTTGGCAAGCTCCTGCCGCAGGGAGAGCGCCAGCTCCACTTCACCGTCCGCTTTTTCGAGCATATCCGCCACGGCGGCTTTGGAGAGTGAATCTGCCTCCACGCCTTTTTCGGCAAGCCACGCCTTGAGCTGCACCGGACTGTTGGGGTTATCCAAGCCGGTGACGGAGCGAGCCTGCTCCATGTGCGTCCGCTTGAAGCGTTCATCACAGCGAATCGCCTGGGTGACGAGGGTGCGGTCGAGCATGATGCCCCGGTCATTGATCTGCTGGTCGAGGGTGTAGTTACGCCACTCCGACTCCGTGACCGGGAACTTGGAGAGCTTCTGCTGAATGGACATTTCCGTTTCCACATCCCGAAGGTTGTAGGCTTTGAAAAGCGACCATTTCTCCAGCGCATCTGTCGGATAATGTCGAATGGGCGAACCGTCTCTTGCTTTTGCCGGAGTGCAGAAATACCGGATGAGGTCTTTGCCTTCTTTGAGCTTCTGCTTTTCCAGACCCAGCACGGCACCGACGCCTTCCAGCGAAAGCGGCAGTCCAAGGGTCGCCGCCCAGACCATCGTGCAGTGCCAGGAGGACGGGTCGAGATATTGTCCGGTTGGGTATCCAAGATAGCGGGACAGACACACGCGCTCGAATTGTGCATTGAATGCCCATTTGGTCACGGCAGGGTCGGTCAGCGCAGAGCGGACATCAGCAGGAATCGTTTCTCCGGCAGCCAGATCCACGACCTTCACCGGAGCACCGTCTGCTGAGTAGCTGAAAAGCAGCACCTCGAAATCTGGGGCTTCGGCATAGCGGTACACGCCGCATTTGGTGAGGTTCTCGGAGGAGAAGGTCTCAATATCGATGCTAAGTGTTTTCATACGCATTCCTTCCTACGGAATATGGGTGGCAGAGGTCAATTCCTGCCACCCACAGAGCCGTCTGGGGTTACTTCAATTCCTTCATGCGCTTCTCGTGGTATTCCAGGTCACGGGAAGCCTGTTCATTCTCACGCTTTTCGCGCTTGTGGTCATTGCTGATGCCCTGCACCAACCAAATGAAGAAGCCGATGCTGAGGCAGGCCCAGATGCCAAGGAGGGCGGTTACCAGGATGTTCTGAATCAGTTCCATTGTGTTGCACTCCTTTCTCAGGACAGGAAGTCGTCGTCCAGGTCGGTGGCGAAATCGTCAGCCGCAGAGGACTTGCCGCCGAGAGGCTCACCGTCACGAACCTTCTGGATGTTGCCAAGACCACAGGCGATGCCGCGGTTGCCGTTGGAGTTGAAGGCGTAGAAGTTGACGGACACTCTGGCATAGCAGCCAGAATACACCTCGGAGCGATCGAGGATCGGCTGAACGCTGCGGTCCACGATCTGAGGAGCGGTGGTGCTGTTGGCGTTTACGAAGAAGCTGTTTTTGTATGCTTCGTCATCACGCTCGGTATCGCCGTCACGGAGCGGGAGCTTCAGAGCCGCCTTATTGGGGATCTTCCCGCCGAACTTGGCGACGCCCTCCTTGATGGCAGCGTCCACGGCGGCGTTGATGGCGTCGAGGGTCTGCTTATCGGATTTCGGAATAATGAGGGACACGGAATACTTGGGGTTGCTGCCGTTAATAGAGGCAGGCTCCCACACGTTTGCGTAGGACAGGCGGACAATGCCGGTCACAACTTTGGTCGAATTCATCTTGTTAGCCATAATTACAGTTCTCCTTTATAGTCGGTAAAGTCTTGTTTTGCACCCGTGGTCGTAATAGCCGGACGCCGGTCGGATGCGGGAACGAGCGTCGGCTTTCCTTTGGGCTTGACGACCAGACCGCCGAGCACCTCGGCAAAGGCCTTTTTGCCCATGAGCTTCTCCATCTCGGTGATGGGAATGAGGGACTTCTTGAAGATGTCGGTATACCCGGCCGCACGGGCAGCAGCGACAACGGCATCCTCGTCGGTGTACTTGCGATTGGTGCGGCTCTCCACCAGCTTGTAGCCGGGCCACTGTTTTCCGTGGTTGACCGCTGCGTCCTGGGCGTAGGCCATGAGCTCATTTGCCCATTTGGTAAGGTCCTCCAGCTTGCCGAGAATGTCGCCGATCTCCGCATCGGAAAGCAGAGGTGGCTGGGCAAATTCGTATTTGGCAAGTTGGAGCTTGGCATCAGCTCTGGCTCGGCACTTGACCGCCGCCTTGCAGAATTGGCACCAGCTTCCGGGGCAGTATTCACCTTCGCCTTTGAAGGCAAGCTCGGCCTTGGGTTTCAGTGTCTTTTCCGCCCAATCCCGAAGCTCGGCAACGGAAATGACCCAGGTGCTGACATTCTCTCGGCGCGGCTGGTAGATGGTCATAGAAACTGTCTCAATGTCGTAGAGACAATCGAAGATACGGAGTGCGCCGAGGGCGTACAACATCATCTGAGGATTCTCTTCGGCATTGACCAACACGCCCTGCCCGTACTTCAGATCGATAATGTGGAGGAGCTTGTCCGCCACGATAAGGCAGTCGCCGGTGCCGAAGCCGTCCGGCACATAGCAGGAGAAGTCCAGCCGCTGCTCAATGAGCACCTTGGGGTCCGGGCAATCCTGCCGGGCTTCCTCAATGGCTTCCAGAACGAACTCCAGGTAACTGTCCGTGTACATCTCCATTTCATCGGAATCGTACTTGCTGACAGGGCGGGTGGAGCGCATCTTCAGTGCCTTACGGAGCTTGTGTTCTGCCAGCGCATGAGCGGCTGTGCCTTCGGCTGCAGCTTCCGTTTCTCTGTCCTTGAACTCCAATTCCAATCGAGCGGAGGGATTGCAGTGAAGCCAGCGGTGGGAGGAAGATGCCGAGAGGACTGCGTGACGATTAGGGGGCATCCTTCAGCACCTCCACATCTTTGAGCAGCGCCTCATAGTGCTTGGGGTCGATGCCGGAGAGCTTCGGAGCACCGTACTTTTTAAGGAGCGCCTGGATCTCGGTCGTGAATCCGGCTCGGCTCTTTTCCCCGAGGACTGCTCGGACTTCCTCCAGCGTCAGTTCCTTTTTGGGAGCAGGTGCAGGTGTCTTCGGCTCTGCATCAACAGTCGGCTCATTCTGCAGCATGGCATCTGCCACAGCCTGAACGCTGTCCGCCAGGGAGCGAAGATCCTCGACCACATCGAGCAGGAGCTTGACCTTACTCATGTGTGCCACCTCCCATCGGAACTTCGGTGACGGCAATGGACTCGACCGAGCTGCCGGGAACCACGACCATGACCTTCTGCTTGGGTCCCAGAAGCAAGGTGAAGAGTTTCTCGCGGATGCTGACCGTTCTGCAAGCAACTACGCCGCCGTTTCTGGGCTTGTCTGAAACACGGATATTCAAGTTGTGTCTCATACGGGGTTACCGTCCTTTCCGGAGGGCTTGTATTTTGTTGCCTTCCGGTGTACCCAGAAAAATCGGGGATTTGTCAGGGTGTCTGGCGGAAAATTTTCAAAAACTTTTTTCTGCCCGCCTCGATGGACTCGGAAACAGACTGAAAGCTGGCCTCTTCGATGGCAGCGATTTCCCGCAGGGTCTTGCCGTTTGCGTAAAGCCGAAGCCGGCGCTGCTGGGTGGCAGTCAAATGTGAGAAGGCTTCTCGGATACGAGCGGTCTGTTCTGCCGAATCATCCTCCACGGCATATTCGTCGCAAGCACCGTACTCCTCGCCCTCGTAGTCGATGGCGTCGTAGGAGTAGCAATGGTAGCGATGGCGTTCGTCCTGCGCGTGCTCCGCCTTACGGCTGTCGATAATGACGGCACCGATTTCGTCAGAAACCTCGACCTCCGTCACTGTTCCGTCCAAGAATGCGTATTTGATTTTCATAATGTGTCCTTTCCGCTTGAGACGGCACTGAGCGGTCGGGACACAAAAAGAGCCGGTGGTCACGATGGACAACACCGGCAGACAGAACCTACAAGAAGGCATGGCAAAGCACGGTGGGTACATCGAGTTCAAAAAATCCTTGTTGGGGTTTTCGGTTCTCTATGTATCCCGCCGCCTCTAATGCGCATCTCAAGGCTTTGAGATTAAATTTGGTGGGGCTACTTGCCCCAAGGGGTATATAAGGTTTTTGGGGGTTATGGGAAAAACAAAAGACGGCCGGGACATAGCACGCCCCATAAAGGGGAGGCTAAATCCTGGCCGTCTTGCAGCTCTGCGGATTCGCCTATTTGGTTTTTCTTTGCCACGTTAGGCGGCGAGTGTGTAATCTGCCACGGTAAATGCTGTGGCTGTCCTTGTTACCAGCGACTTGAGGTTATCCCGAACGACTGTGAATGTCCCGCCGATAGGAATGCTGAAGATGTAGGAAGAGTGGTGCGGCCCCTGTGTCTCAACCTCGCCCGTGCTGTCGTTTGCCATGCAGAGCAGTCTGTTGTCGCTGTTTCTGATCTCTCTAAATCCTTCGCCTATATCGGTTCCTCCTTCCTGACCGAGTGGCCTTTTCCCATGCTCTAATTATAGCAGAATGTACATTTTAACTGAAATTGTGTCGTTTACATTGTGGTGGCAAAATAGAATTAAAGTCTTGATTTGTTCGGTTTTTGGTGGTATAATAAGGTGTAGACTCGAAAATGGGAGGAGTGCGCCCTTGGGTAAGAGACGATACAAAGAAAAAGATGTGTCCAAGCCTATGACGGAAGCTCTCGGCATTCCCGATCTTCTTGTATTGAAGACCAGCACCGACAGCCATTACTATGCCGTTCACAAACGCTACTTTTCGGACGATAAGCTGCCGTGTCCTGCCTGCGGTTCAACAAAAACGAGATGCTCCAAGGTTGTAAAAAGGACATTCAAAGATATATTGTGGGATAAAGACCCGGTCGATGATGACGAGAAGGGATTCCGGGTATTCGACCTGACCTTCTATCAGACATACCTTCGCTGCGATGGCTGCAACAACAGCGTCTTTCCGGAGCCTATTGATTTTGGCGATAAGGGTTGCCGATATACCAACCGGCTGTCGGATGCGTTGGCCGACGGGACCTTCCGCTTTTCTTATAAGAAGGTGTGCGACTATTATGGCGTACCAGCCTCGACCGCTTCAATTGGTCCCATCATGCGCAAAAGGATTCAATATCGGGAGTCTCTGCTGCTGCCAGTAAGTACGCCGAAGAAACTCGGCATTATGGAGGCTATTTTTTTTCGCGAGGCTCACCCGATTGTTTTTGCCTTGCGGGACGATGGCATTTATTGTATCGATATTTTGAGTGATTCCTCGGAAGAAACGGTACTTACCTTCCTTCGCACTTTGGATGCAAATGAAGTGGATACCGTCTATATCGATCCCGTGGACAGCATCCGCAGCGCAGCGGCGATTGCATTTCCGAGTGCGAATCTTGTCGTTACGGATGAGTGTATTCTTCGTTATGCGCGTGATGCCATGCTTGAAATAATACACGAGGATGGGAAACGCTTTCCGGTCAAATTCAAAGATACCGTGCTGACCATTCCAAACAAAAGGCTTCAAAGCGATTTCCAGCGCAGGCAAGTCGCAGATGGTATGAAGATTCGTCCGAGGTTAAGTGAAGCATATGAACAGCATCAGGCACTCATGGAACTGATGTCCGGCGAGTGGACATATGAAGCCGCAAGCAAAAAGGCGCATGAACTGTCGAGTAATCTTCCAGAATTCGAAACTTTAGTTGATGTGATTGACCTGTTTGAGCAGGAAATCAATGACTATATCGAAACGGAAGAAAAGCCGCCGGAGTTTTATCCGACAGCTTTACAAGCAATCTGCGAGGCGTTCAAGGGAATGCCCCACTGCATATTCGATGTGCTGAGGGCGAGATGCTTTTTGACTATTGGTCACGACACCATCGAGGAAAACGGAACTAAATATCGGCTCGGCATCCATACAACCAGGCTAACGCAAAACATGAACGAAATCTCAAAGAACATCAAGGAGGCAAGAGAATATGGACTCTAACGATAAAATCAAGGCAGTCGGCATAAATATTCAGGAGAAAGCGAATCTGATTTGGAATGTCGCAAACTCTCTCTTCGGCGCTTATAAGCCCCATGAATACGGGTTGGTTATTCTTCCCATGGCTGTAATTAAGCGCTTCCATGACTGCTTGCTTCCAACACATGACAAGGTTTTGGAAACATACGAAAAAATCAAGCACCTGGCAGTCAAGGAGGGATTCCTCCGCGCGGCAGCCGGAGGCTATCATTTCTACAACACAAGTCCGTTTACATTTGAACGTCTAAAGACCGATCCTGAGAATATCAAGGCGAACTTCGAGTCCTTCATCAACGGTTTCTCCGACAATGTCATCGATATCCTCGCAAACATGGGATTTTTCAATCAGATCGACCGCATGAATGATGCCGGCGTGTTATACCAGGTCATCAGCGACTTCTGCGAAGAGAATGCGGACATGAGTCCCGATAAAATCTCCGCCATCGACATGGGCTATGTATTTGAAAACCTTGTTCAGAGGTTCTCCGAGAGCTATGACGAGGAAGCCGGAGCCCACTTCACCAGCCGTGACATCATTTATCTGATGTGCGACATGCTGACGATGGAGGCCGACTTCTCCGACCCGGAAGCACCCGCAAAAACCGTGTACGACATGGCCATGGGTACAAGCCAAATGCTCACCTGCATGGAAGAACGGATTAAGGCTCTGGACGCCGAAGCAGAGATCATCTGCTACGGTCAGGAAATCAACCCTTTCACCTTTGGTATCGCAAAGGCGGATATGCTCATCCGCGGCGGCGATCCCGACAATATGCAGTTTGGAAATACGCTGAACGATGACAAATTCACTGGATACACTTTCGACTACTGCATCTCCAATCCGCCCTTCGGTATCGACTGGAAACGCGAGGCTGCGGATGTGGAGAAAGAGCATAAGAAAGGTGATGCCGGTCGTTTTGGCGTTGGTCTTCCTGCAAAGTCTGACGGTCAGATGCTCTTCATGCTGAACGGTATCGCCAAGCTGAAGGATACCGGCCGCATGGCAATCATCCAGAACGGTTCATCCCTCTTTACGGGAGACGCCGGAAGCGGTCAGAGTGAAATCAGAAGATACATCATAGAAAATGACTGGCTGGATGCCATCGTCCAGTTGCCGAACGACAGCTTTTACAACACGGGCATTGCCACCTATGTGTGGCTCATCACGAAGGACAAGCCCGTGTCACATCGTGAACACGTTCTGCTAATCGATGCCAGCGGTTGTTTTGAGCAGCGCAGAAAGCCTATAGGCAACAAGCGTGTGGACATCACAGAGACTTGCCGCAATCTCATTATTGAGGCTTACGGTGATTATGACAGCAAGACCTATGAAAAGAAAATCGGCGATGGAAAGACCATTGTTGTAAAGAGCAAGCGCATGGAATCCATCGCGCTCGGTTACAACAAAATCACGGTGGAAAGTCCCGTACTCGGCGAGGATGGAGAGCCTGTTCTTAAGAATGGTAAGCCGACCGCCGACACTTCCAAGAGGGATACCGAAACCGTTCCGCTGGACGAGGATATGGATGCCTACTTCGAGCGTGAGGTGCTTCCGTACCGTCCCGGTGCATGGATTGATAAATCCAAGACGAAGGTCGGCTATGAGATTCCGTTCACAAAGACCTTCTATGAGTATTTGGAAATGGAGCCAGCCGATGATATCGCCAAGCGTATCGAAGCGCACGAGCATAGCTTAATGGAAAAACTTCACGCACTTTTCGGAGGTGAGCAGAATGAATAACACCGTTCCATACACCGACATGAAGGACAGTGGCATTAAGTGGATCGGCTCTGTTCCGGCATCGTGGAACGTGCGGACGCTCTATCAGCTTGCCACGAGAGTGAACAACAAGAACACCGACCTCTCCGAGCAGAACCTGCTTTCCTTAAGCTACGGAAAAATCAAGCGTAAGGACATCAATACCAATGACGGTCTTTTGCCTGCGTCCTTCGATGGGTATAACATCATTGAAGCCGGGGATATTGTTCTGCGTCTGACCGACCTGCAGAACGACCACACGAGCCTGCGTGTCGGTCACGCAACTGAGCGCGGCATCATTACATCGGCATACACCACCCTGCGCCCTATCAATCCGGCACATTCCAGATATCTGTATTATCTAATTCACGCTTTTGATCTCAAGAAGGGGTTCTATGGCATGGGTTCCGGCGTTCGTCAGGGGTTGAACTATGATGAGGTGAAGGAACTGCGAGTGGTTCTTCCGCCTCAAAACGAGCAGGATAGAATTATTGCATATCTGGATTCTATCTGCGACCACATAAATTCTTTAGTAGAAAGTGCTAAATCTTATATAGAAGAATACTTACAATGGAAATCTACAGCGATTTACGAAGCAACGACTAAAGGTCTTCACACTGACGTTGAGATGCGTGATAGCGGCATCAAGTCGATTGGCATGGTGCCAAAAGGGTGGGCAATCCCCAAAACACTACATTGCTTATCAATGGCAATCACTGATGGCCCACATACAACCCCTGTCTTATATGAAACCGGCGTTCCTTTTGTTTCCGCAGAAGCTGTTTCTTGCGGTAATGGAAAAATAGCCTTTGACCATATACGGGGATACATTTCAGAGGAATTTTACGAAGAATGTTGCAAGAAATACATTCCTCAAATTGACGATGTTTATATGATAAAGTCTGGCGCAACAACAGGTAAAGTGGCCATCGTAGACACTAATATTAAATTTACTATATGGTCTCCGATTGCTGCGTTTAGGGCAGATAAAAACAGAATTTTACCGCGATTCCTGTTTTATGCGCTTCAATCTCCTTCATATCAGACACAAGTTCAATTGGGATGGACTTACGGAACACAGCAAAATATAGGTATGCGAACCCTTGAAACATTAAAAATCTGCTTGCCGCCCTTGGAAGAACAAGCAGAAATCGTTGAATACCTTGATCAGAAATGTGGAGGAATCGATTCTTTAATACAGGAAAAACAAGATCTCCTCTCTGACCTTGAACAATATAAGCGTTCACTCATTTACGAAACCGTGACAGGAAAGCGAAAGGTGGTGTGACCCGTGGACGAAAGGGAAAAAATATTTGAAGGATTCATCGAGTCCTACCTCATTTCGGAGGAAGGCGGATGGGCGAAGGCAACGGATGCAGGACTGCGCAGCGAGGAAAGCCGCGGCATGAATCTGGACATCGTAACGCTGACGGACTTTGTGAAAAGCACCCAGCCCATGGCGTGGAGACGTTTCGAGCGGATGTGTACCATCAACCCGGTGCGTCAGTTCTATAAGTCTTTTGAGAACGCCGTGACCCAGGATGGACTGATTTCCGTTCTCCGCTACGGTTTCAAGCATCGCGGCATCAATTTCCGTGTATGCTATTTCAAGCCGGAGTCCGAACTGAATGACTTGGCAGTTGAAAACTACAAGAAAAATGTGTGCCAATGCATCAGGCAGTGGCACTATTCGGAGCAAAATACAAACAGCATCGATATGCTACTTGCACTCAACGGTATCCCGGTCATCGCTATTGAACTGAAGAATCAGCTGACAGGACAGTCCGTGGACGATGCGAAAAAGCAGTGGGCATATAACCGCAATCCCAAGGAACCGGTGTTCGGCTTTAACAAGCGCATCCTGGCTTACTTCGCCTGCGACCTATACGATGTTTATATGACCACGAGGCTTGACGGCCCCATGACAAACTTCCTTCCCTTCAACCAGGGTAGCAACGGCGCAGGCAGAGACGGCGGAGCGGGCAACCCTCCGAATCCGACAGGCGGCTATGTAACTTCGTACTTCTGGGAGAACGTGTTGCAGAAGGATAATCTGATGGATATTCTTCAGAAGTTCATCAGCTATGAGAAGACAGAGAAAAAGGAAGTTATGCCGGATGGCTCTACCAACATAAAGAAAACCGAGAAGATCATCTTCCCGCGTTACCACCAGCTTGATGTCGTTCGGGAACTGGTGCGCCATGTCCGCGAAAACGGTCCCGGACACAACTATCTCATCCAGCACAGTGCGGGCTCCGGCAAATCAAACTCCATCGCCTGGACAGCCTACCGTATGGCAAGCCTTCACGACAGCAACAACGAGGCCGTGTACGACAGCGTGATTGTGGTCACCGACCGCCGCGTATTGGATCAGCAGTTGCAAGCAACCATCTCCAGCTTTGACCATACCCTCGGCAGCGTAGAGACCATTGACGATAAGAAAAGCTCGAAAGACCTGCTGAACGCCATCAACAAGGGCAAGCGCGTCATCGTCACCACCCTGCAGAAGTTCCCTGTGATCTATGAGCAGGTACAGTCTGCTGTTGGAAAGCACTACGCCATCATAGTGGATGAAGCGCACAGCAGCCAGACCGGGCAGTCCGCCATGAAGCTGAAAGCCGCCCTTGCTGATGTTTCGGACGCTCTTGAAGAATATGCAGAACTGGAGCAGAAGGCAGTTGATGAGATTGAGGCAAAGGACATCCTTGTGCAGGATATGCTCAGTCAGGGCAAGCACAAGAATTTGAGCTTCTTCGCTTTCACGGCCACACCAAAGGGCAAGACCCTCGAAATTTTTGGTGAACCGCAGCCGGACGGCTCTTTCCATCCTTTCCACATCTATTCAATGCGGCAGGCTATTGAGGAAGGCTTTATCCTGGATGTGCTGGCGAACTATACCACCTATAAGATGTGCTATCAGATTGCAAAGAACGTACCGGACAACCCGGATGTTCCGACATCCAAAGCTGTGCGCACCATTCGCCGCTATGAGGAACTGCACCCGCATAATCTCGCACAGAAAGCGGCCATCATCGTGGAAACCTTCCGCGATGTTACCAAGCACAAAATCGGCGGCCTCGGAAAGATGATGGTTGTCACCGCATCCCGTCTTGCGGCTGTCCGTTACTACCATGAAATCAAGCGGTATCTGGAGCAGAACGATTATGACGATATCGAGATTATGATTGCGTTCAGCGGAAGCCTGAAAGACCCGGATAACCCCAACAGCCCGGAATACACCGAAAGCTCCATGAACGTGGACAGCAACGGAAACCGCGTCAAAGAGAGCCAGACAAAGAGCGTATTCCACGATGAAGGCGATATCCTTATCGTTGCCGAGAAGTATCAGACGGGCTTTGATGAGCCTCTCCTGCACACCATGATCGTGGATAAGGAACTGCGCGATGTAAAAGCCGTTCAGACATTGAGCCGTTTGAACAGAACTTATCCCGGCAAGGTGGATACCTATGTCCTTGACTTCGTGAATGATGTTGACCGCATCCGCGAGGCGTTTCAGCAGTTCTATCAGGAAACGAGCCTTGACGAAGAAATCAACTTTGACCTTATTTACACCACGCAGAAAATCCTGCGCGACTTTAAAGTTTATACGGATGCTGATATTGAAGCGGTATCACAGATTTACTTCGATCCCGATATCCGTAAGGCGAATGCGACACAGGGCAAAATCTCCAATATCCTAAAACCTGTCGCGGACAAGTACAATCAGCTTAATCAGGAACAACGGTATCAGTTCCGCAGAGAAGTCCGTGCATTCGTGAAATGGTATAACTACATTTCGCAGATTACAAGGATGTTCGATAAGGAACTTCATAAGGAATACATTCTCTGCTCTTACCTTGCCAAGCTGCTCCCGTCCGACAAGACGCAGCCGTTTGACCTCGACAACCGCGTGAAACTGGAATACTACCGTCTTGAAAAGACTTACGAAGGAGCGATTGAGCTGGAGGCTACTCCCGGCTCCTGGAAGCCAACTCAACCGAAACGCGCCGGAGGACAGAAAGACAGACTTAGTCCGCTCGATGAGATCATTGCCAGAATTAACGAAGAATTCTTTGGTGACTTCACAGATGCTGACCGCGTTATGGTGGATACTCTTTATACAAAAATGCGCCAGGATGCAAAAGTCAAAAAAGCTGCTAAAAGCAATGATCGGCAAGTTTATGAGCGAAGTATTTTTCCCGGTATCTTTGACACAACCGCACAGCAGGCTTATATGGAAAATACGGAGGCTTATGAGCAGTTGTTCCTTGATGCGGAAAAATACCGCATCATCCAGCAGGCGCTTGCCGAGCGGCTCTATCGCGAACTGCACGGAGACTCAAAATAGCGGAGGTGCAGCATGACAATCACGGGTTAAAAATCTATGCGAACACAACCTGTGATGCTGTTTTTGCCCCCCAAATGAAACTATGCGAACAGAGGTTGTGAGTGTTTTGTTTTTTTAATTCCCTTCTAATTCAACGATTATCCCTGTAATTTAACGAATACCCCCAGTAATTCAACGATTACTCGGCTGTTTAACGATTACAGCGGCGTAGAAAGCCGCAATCTCCATAAAACACATAGACC